TCGACAAGTACCGCAAGGAGGGAGGATACGACTATGTCATGTTCATCCACGCAGACGTCAGGTTCGACATACCTGGTCTTGTCGACAAACTTGACAGGACAAGTGGAAAATACGATATTGTCGGTCTCGCCGGGTGTAAGGAATTTGACACTTACGCTTCCCCGCTCAACTGGTTCACGGGATCAAACTTCAAGCCGTACTCCAGATACGGATATGTGAAGCATTCGGCCAACGGAAACAAGGCGGAGTTCTACAGTTCACACAGCCCGATGGTCGAAGACACGGAGGTTGCCGCAATAGACGGACTTTGCATCATCTTCACGAAATCCGCCTTGGAAAGCGATATCAAGTTCGATCCGAAGTTCGCCTTCGACCAGTACGACACCGATCTTTCGCTCGAGTGTGTGGTCTCCAGGAAGATGCACCTCGGAGTGATCGTGGAGAAGTCCCTTGTCCACAACTCAGTCGGGCCTTCCATCATGTCCAAGCGGTTCCTCTCAGGAGAGATAGAGCTTCGCAAGAAGTGGCTTCTCCAGTTCCCGAAGACCCTTGTCCAGAGGATGGGTCTCACCAACGGCTAATTCAACTGTTGTTCGGTTATTATCCTGAATCCGAATCCACGGCTCTTCGTGTATTCGTCCGCCGCCTTCCACTTGGAGACGTTCTTTAGGTAGTTCTTCTTTTCGAGGAGATTCTTGCTGTTCGCAAGCGATGGTCTCGTGTCCCTGCTGTCCTTGACCTCGACCCATATCTTCTTGCAGTCGGTTATGCACCCGGTCTCCATGAACTTTGGAGTCTTCAGGTATATGACGAAGTCTATGTAGTACATCCTCTGCTTCGGAGGATTCTCGGACTTGTCGAGATATTTCAGTGTGGCGTTCTCGTATCCCCAGAACGCAATGGCCGGTTCACGGTCGCAGTGGATCATGAACTTGTATTCGAGGCTGGACTTGTATTCGACTACTGCTTCAGTCCCCAGGTACTTCCTTGGGTGCGAGGATGGAATGTATCTTCCTACCTTGGCATTTGAGTATTTCGATCGGACTTTGCCTTTTCTCGCCTTTATCGCCATTGACTTGCATCTCCGTCTTGCCCCAGAGACCACGCTTGACGAGAAACATCTTCATCAGGATAGGATCCATTATCATCCTTCTGACCTTGTCCGGATCTGAAAACAGTTTCGGGTCTTTTCTGGAGAGGACTAGATCGTTTATGTCCTTCTCCTTCGTGGAGTCCGAGAACCACATGAAATATTTAAGCGACGGATTCTTGGAGAGGTTCTTTCCGGCTGAGACAAGACCAGGGACGTCGTTGTCGAGGCACATTACGAGCTGATGTCTCGGAAACCTCGACGTTATCATGTCCTTCTGATATTCGCTCAGACTCTTCCCGCCTATGCAGACCCCGTTCTTGACGAACATGGAATCGTAGACTCCCTCGAAGAGAAGAATGAATGGAAACGATGTGTCTATTCCGTCCAGTCCATACACGCCCTTCTTGGAGTTCTTGGGGAATATGTATTTCATCCCAGAGGAATTGAGCCTCTGGAAGTCGTTGAGCTGATAGTAGTATTCCGCTCCCTTGAATGTCCATGGAATAAGAATATATTCCGCTCCGTTTTTGGCGATGTAGGAATAGAGAGGCTCCTTGAGGAATGGAGCGGAAGTAACCATCCTGTTGTCGAGATAAGCCTTGGCCTTTTCCGTCAATGGTTTCTTCCATTCCGGCTTCACCATCTGCTTGAACGTAGGAACTGGCTTCTTTCCAGAAGCACTTGCGTTGAACCTGGAGATTTCTGGAGTCCTCTTTCTCCCGTACTTCATCTTTACATATTCCTTCTTCAGCTCGTTCGCGTCTATTCCTTCGAGGGCCGAGGCGAACTTGAAGCCGTTCATGTCGGTTTCGCAGTTGAAGCAGTGGTATGTGGCGTTGGAGAGATAGAGGAATCCACGTTTTTTCGTCATGGATCTCTTGGAATCTCCGCAGAAGGGACACCTGAAGTTGTACTTGTCCCCAGACCTTACCGCCCCAGGAGGAAGATGGGGTATTATACGATCCAGGAGAAAATCCCGGAGATCGACATCAATGTCTCTCAAGAGACTCCTTCAAGACCTGATTCACCAGGTCTATGTTTTCGGTTGTTATAGTGACCCATTCTCCAGGGACAATGTTGAACTCCCCGAATACCGATATGTAGTCGTTCTTGATGAAGTCATACGCAAGGACAAACTTCATCCTTCTTCTGCACTTCCCCATGTTGGATGGAACAGAACCAAGTTTTCCAGCCTTTCCGAGATATCTGGAAACCAGTCCCTTGTTCGAGCAAGCCAGAACTTCCTTCGGTCCGTCCTTGGTTCCTATGACCATGTGGACGATGTTGTTCGCAAGGAGTATCGCAAGGTCGTCGATCGAATGCCTGAGCCTCGTCCATTCCATGTTCCTTGCGGCGGACCGGATGACCTTGTTGTCGGACTGGAGAAGAATTTCTGTGAATTTCTTGACTGTCACTTGCCTTCATCCTTTGGCGGACGGAATAATGTTATGGAATCAACGTTCCATCCTGGCAATATATCTGTTGTAGATTCATTGTACCATAATACATAATATTCAGCATGTGGCTGGAGATACCTGACATTTGCGACAAATACGTTCTTGTTAAGTTTTGTGTGGAAAAGCCACATGGAGATATCACTTCGCTAGAGGGAATACGTAGACCTTGATTGAGAGGGTCGAATCTCCTTCATTGCCGGAGACCGAAGACATCAGAATGGGACGTTCCTGGAGAAGCTGGATTCTCATCTCGTCTGAACCCTTTATGTTGAGGATGTTCAGACGCTCGAAGTCGAGGACGATCCTGGAGTCGAGCTTTCCGTAGTCGGCAAGTCCCATCTGGAGGGTTATCGTGTTGGAAAGTTCGTTCGCCGGATCCGTTATCGTGGCGAAGACCGAATTTCCCTCCATGTCGTCCTTCTGTTCCAGATATATCCTTATCTGACCCGTCTCGTTGAAGAGGAATGTGTGGTTGTTTATGCGCTTGATCTCGTCCGCTGTTGTGATGAACTCGAACTTCGGCGTGTAGACTCCCTTGTTCGCATGTCCGACCGAATCCTTGATAGTGTCCGGGTCGCATGTGTTGATCCGAGTCTTCATTTTCTTGGAGGTTATCCTCAGGCAGTTTTCGGAGAACGACATACCGACCTTGGAGAGATCGTCCTTGTGAAGTTCCTGAGCAGTCCCGAGGAGCTTTATGAGGTTCTGTACGCTCGGGATGCAGAATTCCACAGGTTCGTCAGAGACTATCGAGTTCGTCACAATGTCGCACTTCGAGAATCCGTTTTTTCCGTAAACCGACAATCCTGCGTCGTTTATGGAGAATTTTGCCGCCTTTGCAACCTTGTTCAACGCCCTTAGAGCGTCGCACAGAAGGTTCATCGAGTTGATCTTGATAGTCGCTTTCATCGTTAATATCATACAACATGATGTGGAGAAATTCAACCATTTAAGGCTAAATATCCTTTGCATGACAGTCATATCGTACAACAAGGAGCTGGAAATAGCGAATCTTCAGTTCAGGAGGCTATTCTCCAACATAACAATCTATAGGAACAAGAAGAAGATCAAGTTTCAGGTGGTCAACGAGAACAGGACGAGGATATTCAAGAACCTGGAGAATCCGACCAAGAACGAGACATATTCCCTCCCGATAATCTCCATAGTGAGGACAGGGATAACGAAGAACGACGACAGGATTTCCAACATAAACAACGAGATCAAGTACAGGCAAAGCTCCAAGATGCCGATAGACTACAACCTTCTTGCGCCTGTTCCGATAGACATTTCGTATTCCGTGACCATCATGTCGAAGTACCAGAGCGACATCGACATGTGCATGAGCAACTTCATTCCGTTCTTCAACAAGGACCTTTTCGTCAGGTGCGAACATCCGAAGTTCGAGGACATAGAATACACGTCACAGGTCATAATGGACGGGACGATAACGGAGGAACATCCGTCAGACCTCGAACCTACGCAGGACGACATAATCACCTCCACTTGCACATTCATCTTCAAGACGTACATATTCGGCGGATCCGCCAAGGCCAAATCCAGGATAAGAATCAGGGATGGAGTGACATATGACGGAGATGAGCCTGTACAGGTCATATCGACGTACATTTCCTCATATTACGACGAGAACCTTTCAACAGACGTCTCCACAGAAGTGTCCGTCATAATAGACACGGAATATGATGGGTTCATTCCGCTTATCAAGAGCCTACATGTCGGATTTTATCCAGTTCCCATGCTTTCCCAGCACATACCGCACATGAACTGGGTCGATTCCCTGTGCGCAAGAGGATTCGACGAGACTCCTTGGGTTGACAGGGTAGTGTGGAAAATCGACGAAACCACCGGGGAACTGACTCAGGAACACCAGGAATGGATTCCTCCAAAGCACCCTGAGCTGTCCTCCTACATGGACTAGGGTTCGGTTGACTTTAGACAGAAACCATGCTATCATTCTGTCGTGCGGTCTAAGACTGAAATAATAGACGACTTCATATTAGAGTATTGCGAATCGAAGCGCAAGACCAGACGTTTGAGGTTCTACGGAAAGACAGGAACTGCCATAAAACAGGATCTTGTCAAGTTTCTCTATATCCAGCGTCTTGAGAGCGTAGGAGGAGAAAATCGCAAACTTGAGAGACAATCCTTCCGTCGCATAACCAAGGTTGTATATGGTGTCGGGGTTCTTACGGCAAGCGGAAGATACTACTGCTGGAAGAGCAGGGTAGGTTGTAGGGGAACGATCAAGAGGGATAACCTTGAGGTTTTCAGGAGGCAGTTTCTAACGAGGTTCTACTACGATTCGACGTCCAGAATATGTCTTGTGAACTGCAACAAGGATTTCGTCGACCGGATGTTCAATTTTCTCTCCAACATCGTGGCTTGCGATTATGCCGCGAGGACCGAGAAGGCCGTATTCAGTCGCCTGAAGAAGTTCTGCCCTCCAGAGCTACGTAGACGCAACAGAGGGGTTAAGTTCATAAGAAATCAGATATTCAAGAGACTTTGTGAGGTCGGAGTACTTGACTTTGCCGGAGAGAATCTGTATACTCTTGTACAGAACATGACGTTGTCAGATGGTCTGGCGATGTCACGTTGCGCAACAGGAATCTTCTATATGTGGTACAGCAAGTACATGTCCGACGCTACAAGAAAGACGCCAGGATACAAATGGGGCGGAACCGAGAGGCGAACCGGCCAGATAATCGAGGAGGAAAACTTATGAAGCTTAGCGAAGTCGTAAAGTCGATAAACAAGAAGACCGGGGCAGTCCGCTCCGACGATACGGATCTGACGAAGGTCACGGACTGGCTCTCGTCAGGCTCATATGCCATCAACAGAGCATTGACCGGAGATATCTACAAGGGATTTCCTCAGGGCAGGATTTCCGTCATCTATGGACCTTCCGGTTCAGGCAAGTCTCTTATTCTCGCAAATACCATCTGTTCAGCCATAAAGAACAACCAGGTCGACGTGGTCTACTACGTCGATACGGAAGGAGGCGGACTTTGGGAGTATATGGATGCGCAGGGAGTCGACCGCAAGAAGATCATGTACCTGACAGCCGCTTCGGTCAACGAGTGCAAGATGCACCTCACGACCGTCTACGACGAGCTTGACCAGGCCGCGAAGGATTATGCTAAAGACCCCGACAACAACGATAAGGTCAGGGCGTTGGTCGTTCTCGACTCCTTCGGAATGCTCGGAAACGATAAGACAATCACCGACATCACGGAGAAGGGCAAGATTGTCTCCGACATGGGCGTTTCGGCCAAGTCCAAGAACGAGATGATGTCGATCCTCATGATGAGGGTCATAAGGACGAACGCCGCCCTCATCATCATCAACCACACATACGAAGACCCGAACGCCATGTATCCGTCAGCCGTAAAGAACATGCCGGGTGGAAAGAAGCTCGAATACTGCTCACACGTCAAGTTGCAGACGGCCATGCACCTCGTGAAGGACGGAGACACCGACCACATTTCCGGACACGAGGCAGAGGATTCCGAGAAGGCGAAGACCAAGTCCAAGTTCAAGGGCAACTTCTTCCGCATGTTCTGCACCAAGAACAGGGTTGCGAAGCCCGGTTTCGAGTGTACGGTCTATGTCGACTACGAACATGGAATCCAGAAGTGGGATGGACTTGTCGAACCGGCTGAGGCTTACGGGTTCATCCAGCCTGTCCGTGGAGGATATATCGTCCCGTCGTGGTCTGACAAGAAGATCACAACCAAGGAACTCATCACGAACGACAAGATATGGGAAACCTTCATCGACAAGCTCAACGATGCGTCCAAGAAGGAGATCGAGTACAAGGCGTCCAATCCTACGGCGCAGATGATCGAGGAACTTGAGAAGACTTTGGAGAAATAGATATGGCGCGTAGAAGCAAACTGGCTGAAATGATCACAAGTCCGGAACTGGAACAGGCCAAGAAAACCGGAGATTTTTCGGCAATACTCGACAAGGTGAACAAGAAGGACGAACCGGCGAAGCCAGTTGTCCAGGAAGAGGATGTGGAGGTTCCGAACGATCCTGTTCCATATCCGGACGAGAACGGAAACATGGTAGTTCCAGACGATTCCGTCCAGTACGATTCGTCTTATCCGGACGATGATGTCGGAATGGAGGACAACGCCTCCCCAAATGCGCTCGAGATAGTGAACGACATAATCGGGTTGCAGAAGACTGTTGAGAGAATGACAATGGAGATAGACCTCAACTCCAAGAAGCTGAAGGAGTATGAGGCGTTCATCAACAAAGTCACGGAAGAAAACAAGCGTCTGACCGACCTTGCCGAGAGGGTTCCGAACCTTACGGCCAGGGTCAAGGAGCTTGAGATCGAGAACGCGAGGCTAGACTTCGAGAACAGCCGCAAGGACAGCATAATCGCAAGTCTCCAGTCACAGACCCCGCCACCTCCACAGAGACACATCCAACAACCTCCGAAGCAACCTTCCATAACAGTACAAGGACGGATGAGGCCACCTCCGAGCTTCAACACGAACGGATACGAGTCCTGGAACTGAGGTCATGCTTCTCCCAGACGGCATAATAGAGAAGCTGATTCTCAAGCGCGTCCTGTCCGACAGAACCTACAACTCCACCTTGCAGAAGAAATTCGACGTGAGGTGGTTCGACAACAGGGAAGTCGGGATAGCCGTGGACTGCGCCTTGCTGTATTTCAACCTCGACGGAAACAAGAACCGACAGGTAGTCGATCCAAACACGCTTGGCCTGATATGCAGAAGGGCCATGGAGACCGGAAGATACGCCACGCAGTATGGCGAACGTTCCGCCATGAGGAACTACAGGAACTATGCTCCGGACGCGAAGATTTCCGACGTGGTCCTGACGATCACGGAAGCGAGGCAACTCGACATAAAGATCGACGACAACGTCTGCAAGGAAGACATGCAGAGGTATCTCAAGAAGAAGTTCATGAGCGTGATTCTTCTTGACTCCGTTGAACAGCTTGAGCGCGGAGAGGCCGACTGCGCGGATGCCATAGTTGAGCAGTTTGAGGAGTTCCAGAGGCTTTCGTTCGACCACAAGAGCATGGGAATGCAGTATTTCAAGACGGAAGACCAGCTCCAGCACTGGGACTACATCTGCAACCCCGAGGCGAAGCTGAGTACGGGATGGCCGACTCTCGACGTCTATACGAACGGTGGATTTCCGGCAAAGGGCAAGTTCCTCGGGATATTCTGCGGCCAACCCGGTCTCGGAAAATCCCTTTTCCTCTCCAACATCACGGTCAACTTCCTCGCCCAGAACAAGAAGGTGGTCGTCATATCGCTGGAGATGTCCGAGGATGTCTACGCCCAGAGGTTCGACGCCCATATCTCCGAGGACGACATAAACAACCTAAAGTCCACGAAGGACAAGTCTCTGGCGACCATCAAGAGGTTCTACGAGTCCCATCCCGAAGCGAACCTCGTCATAAAGGAATTTCCGCCAAGGAGCGTCACTACTCCTGAGATAGACGAATATCTGCGTTCGTTGAGGGACAACGGAATAAAGTTCGATGTTGTCGTTGTGGACTACCTGAATCTTGTCCTCCCCAAGAGGAAGCACGACAACATGTACCAGTCCGTGCTTTCGGTCGCAGAGGAGCTTCGCGCCCTTTCCTACGTCTACGAGGTTCCGTTCATCTCCGCCTCCCAGGTGAACCGTCAGGGAATAAACACCGAGAACGTGGGTCTGGAGAACATTTCCGAATCTGGAGGAATCGCACACACCGTAGACTTCTGCGGCATGTTGTTCCAGTCCGACGATGACAGGCAGACAGATCCTCCACAGATAAGGATGAGGATATCCAAGAACAGGCTCGGGGAGTTCAACCATCTAATTCCGTTCGCCCTTAACACGAAGAACCTCACGTTGAAGGATCTTGAGGGAATGGACGACTCAAGCGGGATAGCGCAAGACAACAACATAAGCACGATGCTGGACGGAATCTCTGACGATCTTTCGGGATTCGGAGACGATCTTTCCCAGAACGCCAGCCAGAACGGAACCGAGACCAACGCCGACAACATGGAGGAACTATGAGCGAGGAATCTACGGCAACCAATCAGGAGCAGGAGATAGACTCCAGCACGTTCAACACCTTCTCGTATTCCCAGGAAGGACAGATCAGGAAGTTCGACGACGACAGGATTCTTGCCGCGATAACAGAGAAGTATCCAGACTTCAACATGGAGACGAAGGAATCGACATTGAGACAG